AGTACATTATCACTTGGCGTAATGGACGCTTCAACCTATCCAACAGATCCACCAGATGTTGAGAGCCCATCTATAAAGATAACTGTTCCTGGATTTGGTGATACAATATTACCATTTGATGTAAATGCATTTAATTTATATACCACTGCAAATCTTGGGATTACTGAAGTGGGTAGCGAACAACCTCTACCTGATGGAATATATAGATTACGTTATTCTGTATCACCTGCAAATGTAAATTATGTAGAAAAAACAATAATGCGTACAGAGAAAATACAAGAAAAGTTTAACAGAGCTTTTCTTCAATTAGATTTAATGGAATGCGATGGTGCAATTAAAACACAATCTAGTGTTACATTAAACTCAATCAACTTTTTTATACAAGGATCAATTGCTGCAGGTAACAACTGTGCAGAATATGAAGCAAATAAATTGTATACTCAAGCAGATAATATGCTAAACAACTTTTTAAAATCTAACTGTGGTTGTTCAGGTAACAACTACCAAATAAACTTTAATTAATTATGGCACAATGTTCAAATTGTCAAGCAAATGTGGGGTGTGGATGTCAGTTGAAGAATGGATTATGCGCTACGTGCGCAGCTAAAAAACAATAAATATGTTAACACCTAGATTAACTAATTGTCCTGAATGTGCAGACATTCCTGATTTATTAAAAAAGATAGATTGTAAATTAGCAGAATATGCTAATGGTCTATATAACAATGTTGTATTTATGTTGAATCAAGTTGTTCCTGCTGGAGCAATGATTCAACTTTTGGCGTATAAAACAATTCTTACATACAAAGAATGTAATCCTGATTATTTAGATGATTGTTGTATGGATAAGATTGTTAGTAAGGTGATAAGATTAACAGTAGGTTGTGACATCACAACTGCATGCAACCCTGATTAAGAGGCAAGAGAGTGTAACATGAGGTAAGATTAATAGAAGACTAACAAAATAAAAATAAATATAATATGGCTTGTACCGAAACTTTTTTAGATGAATGTGTTAAATATACAGGAGCTAATGCCCCTTCGTTAGGAATTAATACTAATGATTCTTTATTAGTAGTTGAAGAATCTTTAATTACATCTCTCACCTCTGTATTAGATAATTTATCATTATATGTACAAAAATCTGAGTTTTGTTGTTTACTTGAAACATGTACTAGTTCAATTCCAGTAGTAACATTAGCTAGTGATAAAATGCTTCCTTATGCTGTTGTTCCTTATTATGGTCCTACTACTGGTTATCCCACTGTAAATGATACATTTGATAGTGAAGGAGTAGGTACAGGATATTGGGCTAGAGTGTTTATGTGTAATGGAGATAATGGTACACCAGATTTAAGAGGAAGAGTTCCTGTAGGAGCAACAAACACACCAAGTACTATTGAGTTTCCACCACAAACAAATCCTGGAGTTAATGGTAATCCTGTATACACTTATGGACTTACACCAGGAAAGAATACAATAACATTAGAATTACCACAAATTCCTGCACATACACATGAAACTACAGTTACAATTAATGATCCAGGACATTTTCACAATATAGATGCTCAAAGTTTTAATATTAAGACTTACGATCGACCTAATGGAAGTGGACAGCAAGCAGGAACATCACCTCCTACTAGTACCGATATGACAGGATTAAAAGGAACACAACCACCAGGAGTACCAGGACAAAATGTTTTTGTTACTAATGATCCTGCTGGACAAGATCAATCCCATAACAATTATCAACCAGGACTTGCACTTTATTATATTCAATATAGACCAGTATAAATATGTCGCATTACCCACCTATCCCACAAAGAAAATCTTGTAACTGTGAAGATCCTTGTATCTCTACAGATGATATTTACTATGCTGGTCCTAATCTTCCTGGTTCAGGAATACAAACAAATACAATATTAACTGAAGCTTTAGAAATTATGGATAATGAGATTCTTATATTAAAAGAAGCATTGTATAATTTAACTAATACAATTTAATATTAAAATAGTTAACTTTGTATATAATAAGAATATATATTTTATTACTTAAAATTTAAAAAATGAGAGCAAATTCACAACAAATAGGTCAAAGTCAGAAAGTTAAATTGCTTTCTAATATTTCTAAACAGATAGAACAATTAATAAAAGTTACAGGTAGAAATATCACAACAACCACTACAACCACCACTGTAGTTTAATTATATAAAATATAAAAAAATGGCAACACCAAATAGAGAAATAGGCTGGGGAGCAGAAGAAAATCTTTTATCATTTATTTCTAAACAATTAGGAAATTTAACTAATGTAACATATAACTCAGGTAGTAATAGTAGTACAGGACCTCAAGGTCCTCAAGGAGTACAAGGTATTCAAGGACCCCAAGGGACTCAAGGTCTAATTGGTATTCAGGGAGAAACAGGTGCAACAGGACCAACAGGAGCTCAAGGTGTTCAAGGAGATCAAGGATTATTAGGACCTGTTGGACCTGCAGGTTTAAACTGGAAAGGAATATGGACATCAGGAACATCTTATGTAGAAGATGATGCAGTAGGTTATAATGGAGCGTCTTGGTTTTGTATATTACCCACATCTGGAACTACAACTCCAGATTTAGATACAACAAACTGGGCACTATTAGCTTCACAAGGAGCACAAGGACAAGCAGGATCAAATGGAGCAGTAGGAGCTACAGGTCCAACTGGTGCACAAGGAACTATAGGACTAACAGGACCTGAAGGACCTCAAGGTGAGCAAGGGGTTCAGGGAGAACAAGGGATTCAAGGCATTAAAGGTGTTAAAGGTGATAAAGGGGATCAAGGAATTCAAGGAATTCAAGGTGTTCAAGGACCTTCTGGAGTAGATGGTGCTGTAGGTCCTGCTGGATTAGAGTGGCAAGGTGCATGGGCCTCTGGAACATCCTATGTTGCAGATGATGCTGTTGGATATGATGGAGCTTCTTGGTTCTGTATACTTCCTACTTCAGAAACAACTCCTCCAGATTTAGATACAACACATTGGGCATTACTAGCTTCTCAGGGAGCTCAAGGTCAACAAGGAGAACAAGGTGTACCAGGGGAACAAGGGCCTCCAGGTAGTCTTACACCTATAACTGCAAGTGCTCCACTTACAGGTGGAACTATAACAACAACTGGAACCATAGGTATATCAGCAGCAACAAATCTTGTTGATGGTTACATAACTAAAGAAGCCTTTGTTACATTTACTAATAAAGAAAACTCTGTAAACAAACAAAACTCATTAGCGGTAGATGGTACAGGAACTAAGTTCCCTACAGTTGACGCGGTAAATTTAGGTATAACTAATTCCAATTATTGGACTAAGACAGGGAATGATATACAAAACAACACAACTGGTGGAGTTGTTAAAGTACAAGGTGGAACTGGTGCGTATTATGATGATGCACTTCGAACTGTTCAAAGTAATGGGACTATTGGTTTCAGAGCGCAAAATGGAGGTAATTTTTATTACCAGTATGGATATGGTTCTTATTCATCAGCTAATACGTTTGGAAATGCTAGTGGAGGTGTTCAAATGAGTACAACATCAGGAAACGCTTTTATTTCTAATGTAAGAATTAAATATCTAACAGATCTATCATTAAGTTATGATGATAGAACATTAGTAGATAAAGGATATGTAAACAACAGATTAGTAGTTGAAACAGCAGGACCATATCTACTAGGAAATACAGATAGTGGAGGTATTGTTATATTCACAGCGTCTACAACACTAACAATACCAACAGGACTTGCAAATGGATTTGAATGTACATTTGTTACCTTGATTGGTGTAACATTAACAGTTGTTTCTACAGGTAATACATTAAACAATGCGGCAGGTACAACAATGGCAGGCGGTCTAAGTTTTACATTAAAAAGAATGATAGCAGCAAACACATTCATATCAACAGGAAACCTATAATTATGAACAGAACAGCATTTCAAATATACGGGTTGAAAAAAAATGTAATACCTCCAATACCTGAAGGAACAATACAGATTTGCGATCAAGTATGGACTACAAAGAACCTCGATGTTACTACTTACAGAGATGGTACAGAAATTCCACAAGCAACTACTGATGCAGATTGGATAGCTAAAGGTAATGCAGGAATAGGTGCCTGGTGTTATTATGCAAACAATTCAGCCAATGGACCTATTTATGGTAAACTTTACAATTGGTATGCAGTAAATGATGCTAGAGGATTAGCACCTACTGGCTACCACGTTCCTACTGACGCTGAATGGAGCACTTTAACTAATACTTGTTTAGGAGGAGAGAGTGTTGCTGGTGGAAAAATGAAAACAACTGGAACAATAGAAGCAGGAACTGGTTTATGGCAAGACCCTAACTCAGGCGCTACCAACTCAAGTGGTTTTTCAGGTTTACCAGGAGGGGTTCGCAGCTCCAGTGGACCATTCATCAACGTTGGCAACTACGGGTTCTGGTGGAGTTCGTCAGAGTCCAATACAACAAACGTATGGGCCCGCTTCATGGCTTACAGCAGCGGCAATGCTTTCAGACTCAGCGTTAGTAAGATACTCGGTTACTCAGTTCGATTAATAAAAGACTAAACAAGTAAATTATATCAATTACTGATAGAATAACATTAGAAGCAACTCTAGATAATTGGACTATAGTAGATAAAGGAATAACAGCATAATAATATAAAAAAAAATCTGAGTTTGTTGGTTTTCTTAGATTAAATTCAGTAATTTTGTTGGTTTAATTACTGAAACTAAGTCCCCAGTATTAAATATGCTGGGGATTTTTTAATATAATTATAACTATGAAAGAATGTACAAATTGTAAAATTAAAAAAGAGCTAAATGATTTTGGTAAAAAAGCATCGTCTAAAGATGGTTTAGATGGATATTGTCGTGACTGTAGAAAGGTATATTATAAAAATAAAAATTATAATAGAAAAGAATACCATACTTTATATAAAAGAGTTATAACAGAGGAACGTAAACTTTATTTAAAAGAATACGGTTTAAAAAATAAACATAAATATATTGATAAATATAAAAGTATAAAAATAGATAAAGGAGTAAACGATACAGTTACAATTAGAAGAATAAATAAATTAGTTCACAGAACTTTAAAATATAAAGATGAAGAGAAACTTAAAAAATCTAAAGATTACTTAGGTTGGACAAAACATTGTTTTATTAAAAAGTTTGGCATTATACCTAAAGACTATCAAATTGATCATAAGATACCAGTATCTTGGTTTTTAAAAGATACTCCTGTTAATATAATAAATAATTTAGATAACTTGCAACTATTACATAAAACTGAAAATTTAAAAAAAAGTAATAAGTTCTGTCATTCTATATCTATTGATTTTTTTAAAGTAGTAAAAAGTTACATTAGTAATTTTTATATAGATCGTGTTACATATTGCTAAAGATATTCTTGGGGAGTTTTGTTTTATAACTATTTTAGTTATAAAGAATAACCTATTTGATTAAATTTATTTGCATAGTAAGAAAACTATTTTTATCTTTACCCTAATTTTAAGTAAACTAAACTAAATATGACTGAGAATCAAGATTTATTATTCAAGTTAGAAGAGTTGTTGAAGCAAAAGAAAAGTAAAAAGTTCTATGCAGAGAGATTAGGAATAAGTGAAAATGAAGTGAACGAACTTCTAAAAGAACTTAGAGAGAAAGATGATAGTGAAGCAACTGTGCTTCTATCTAAAACTAATAATATAGAAGAATGCAGAAAGGTAAATGTTGAGAAGGGTACAATAGAAAGCACTATCACTAGTGACTTTGATCCAAAGGATGATATTGAACTAGCAGCATTACACAAAATAAATTTAGACAAATACATCATTACCAACTACTGGTCTAAGATGTTACCAAGTGGCAAGTTTACATCTTCTATCTTTAGTAAGTTAATATCAGATGATGATATTATACGAAAAGACTTAACTGAAGATATAAGAGAAATTTTCTCAACAACAGAAAAGTTTTCTGGAAAAGTGAAATATCGTGACTCTGATAAAGCATTATTTGTATATATAGCAGATGATCATACTGGGATTGATTTTAAAGACTCTTTATTTGGAAACCCATATACAGGAGATATATATCATAATCGTTTAAAAGAACTAGCTAAACAGATTATATCATTGGATTATGTAATAGATACATTATTTATAGTTAATCTTGGAGATGAGCTAGATGGTTTTAATAAACAAACTACAAGAGGTGGACATGCATTAGAATCTTTATCAAATAAAGAACAGTTTAATATTTATACATCTGCTAGAAAAATATTTTATGATACAATAATGACTTCTGGTCTTTTTCAAGAAGTTAATATAATAAACATAAATAATTCAAATCACTCAGGTAATGATTACTCATACATAGTGAATAAGGCATTAGAGTTTTATTTAGATGCTAGATATGATAATATAACAATTATCAACCAATATAAGTTTATAGACTCATATGTATGGGGGGATCATAGTATTTTACTTACACATGGTAAAGATGAGAAATATATGAAGTTTGGATTTCCATTGAATCTAAATGAAAAAGTTGATCTATGGTTATTAGATTATTCTAAAAATCTAACAACTAAATACATATCAACAGTTAAAGGTGACTTACATGCTTACTCAGTTAATATGGGTAAATCAGGTAGATATATTAATGTACCATCTATATGTGGTGGTTCTAACTGGATAGAACATAATTATGGTTCTTCTAATGCAGGTGCGTTACTAGAAGTAGTTGATAAAACAGATAAAAATATAGTATCGATACCTATCTGGTTTTAATGGAAAATAATAATTTAAAAACTTGTAAAACTTGTAAAACTTGTAAACAGTTGTTACCTATTACTGATTATCACAAAGACCCAAAATCAAAAGATAAATTTTTCTATAGTTGTAAAAAATGTCACAGTATTTATAGAAAAGAAGTCAGAAGAAAAAATCCTAAAACAGAAGAGCAATTAAAAATACACAGAGAAAAAAATAATCTTTATTATCAAAATAATAAAGAAAAAAAAGCAATTTATTCTAAAACAAGAAGAGAAAAGAATACAAAAAGTTATAGAAATACAGCTTATAAATATAAATATGGAATATCCATAGATGAGTATGAAGAACTATTATTAAAACAAAATAATAGTTGTGATATATGTAAAATATCTCAGGATGATTTAAATTATAATTTAGTAGTGGATCATTGTCATACTACTAAACTAGTAAGAGGATTATTATGTAGAAATTGTAATTTAGCATTAGGATATCTTAAAGATAATATAGAAACTGTAAGTAGCACATTAAGTTATTTAAATAAATATAAAGAAAATGTCAACACTCAGAAAATTAATTAGTGACACTCGTGGAATGCATAAGATATTGTCAACTGATTCTTTAATAACAGATCGCACAATAGCTAGTGAAATTAGAAATAATTCTCTATTACTTATGAAAAGAGAATTAAATCTACGTAAATTGTGGCAAACCGATACTATTTTCACAACAATTCCTTGTTTGGAAATGATTGAAGTTCCTATTTCTGAATGTTGTGACTATGTGGATCCTTGTTCTGTTGCAAGAACTAGATTTAAACTTCCACGCATATCTGAAGGAAACTATCAGTATGTTATACAGGGAGTTTATTCTATTAATGCAATGAGTGGAAAGGGAAGAAAACTAAAAGAAATTACAGTTAATAGATATATTAATCTTTTGAAACTTCCTGTAATTAAAAAAGAAGAATACTTCTGGATATCTAATGGATATTTATATGTAAGTAATCCACTTCTTAAAGCAGTTAGATTTGTAGCATTTTTTGAAGAAGATGTAGATAACAACATCATGTATCCAGAATTTGGATGTGGACCTTCTGAATATACAAATGAGCAATTATGCATGAACCCTTGAGA